ATATCTCGACTAGGAACAGGACCACCAAGATCAGGGGCAAAAGTAGCAAACTCACCTTTTTTCATATCTTTAGGAACACCAACAGAAGCAAATTCTGCTGCAGTAGCAAGTAGAGCGTCTTCAAGACTTGGACCCTCTCCTCTCAAATATTGACCAACAACAGGTCTTTTAACATTAATGAAATATTCTCCGAATTTATCTTGTGTCTCTTCATCAAAAATCTGATCTCTACTAATATTCATAGCCTTGATAAAACCTTTCATCGTCTCAGGAACAATTTGATATTTACCAACAGCAAATAAACTACCTGAAGCCTGATCATCCATAATGTTACCCACCGTCATTTGAGATATGGGTTTCGGTGGTTTATATCCAGCTTGACTACCCGCAGTTCCAGTATTATAAGAATCTATTCCACCCTCTCCACCACTGATTCTCCTCATGAAATCATCAATGTCACCAGTAGAAAATGTCCCAACAGGAAGTTGAGTTTTATTTGATTCTATTCCTAAAAGATTACGAAGTTGTTCTGGTAACATATTTACCAAATCATCAAAGTTTTTTTTAAGTTGATCAATACTTTCTAATGCAGCAAATAACAGAAGATTAGGTTTTATCCCCTCAAATGTAGAAAACACACGATCTCGACCAGCCTCAGCTCTTTTTTTTAAAAAGTTTCTTACACCACGAGCTCTTTTACTCCTTCTCTTAGATCTAGCTGATCCTCTTTCTGCAAGTCTATCTTTTTGTTGTTGAATTATAGATTGTCGATATTGAGCGTCTGCTTCTGCATTGGCTCTCATGGCGAGAGCAATAGCATCAACATTCGCGTTGATTCTTTCTACTTCTCTTACAACATATTCAACTTCCTCACCAGGAGTCGCAGCTACTCCTGCAGGTACTAATTGAGGAACTTGTGGTTGTGGTGGCAAATATGTCTCTACTGGTTCAACCAGAGGTTCTGGCATGAACACATCTGGTGCATCATCAGGACCCTTGGCAAACAGTCTAGAGTCTGGTTCATATCCTTCTAAAAACGCTCTCGCAGCAAGTTTCTTTCTGTTCTCTCTATTACCAAGTCCATCATTACGCAAAGATCTACCAAGGATAGATTTAGCAAACGATCCTATTAGAGATTTAGCTGCGGGAATGATCGCCATCAGTTAAGGCCGTGTTCTTGTTGTGCTTTCAGTTTCTCACTTTCAAGATAATTTTTCAAAAGAGCAACATAGATATCTCTCTCAAACGGAATCATGTTTTCAATCTCCGTCAAAGAGTATTTATGATACTGCATCAAAGAAAAGTTAAGTTCATAGTATGACTCAGCATCCATGTGAGCCATACTCAAGCGAAAAAACTTGACAGCCCTTCCAATGTCACTTCATTTTCCACACCTGTATTGGGGTTGGTTACAGTAATATTGTGTGCCAGTTTTGGCATTGTATCAAAGAATTTTTCAATCTCTCTAAACTGAGCACTATTGAACTGTTCAAGGAACTTCACCATTTCTTTTTCAGTGAAGTCGTCATACGCAGTTTCATCATCATAAACAAGATCCACACAAGAAGCTACCATCTTGAATACATCTTGTTCTTCATCTTTGAAGTTAAAGTTGTTATTGATAAACTGATCCAAAGATGGATACTTCATTCTCAATTTGTAATTACCATCAATGTCAATGTCGATACTATGACTTTCATCCTTAATAACTTGAACTTCACTAATATCAACCTCAACAGGAACTT